GTATTTAGCAACGGTGTCAAAAGAATACTTCTCAACTTCTTTACCTACGCCTTTAACCATATGGTAATTAAATTCTCGCGCCAAACAATCATCTAGACCGCATTTATTCTTGTTTTTGTTGTCATAGAGGAAAGAAGCAATCATCGTGTCAAAGTAAGGTCCTACAGGGACTTTACCGCCATAGTATTTAGCTACGGATGTTAAATCAAAGACAAGGTTGTGACCAATTAATAGTCGGTCTTTACCAAACATTAAAGGTTCAAGGGCGGCAAATACTTCTGCAGGAAATAACTGTGGTGGGGGTGGGCCAAAACTAATTGTTGCTTTTTTCTTATCCCGTGAATAATCAGACTCTCGTGCAGGTAATCCCGCAGCAACTCTTTTTTCGCCTTGACCTGTTAAAGGAAAAACTTCAGATTCAAACTCTCCGTTTGGGTGGCCCATAGGAATAACATCTCCACGACCATATGTAGATAAAGAAATCCACAGCACTTCATTAACGACTGTTACGCCTCGTTGTGGCCCTACTGTTTCTACATCGTAGGCAAAAGTATCTTGCTTAAGATAGTACGCAACCATCTCATCAAGTTGTTCTTTTGTTGTAATAATATTCATGGGTCCCCTAAAAGCAGAAGGGCTAAGCCAGGGGATGGGCGGCCTAGCCCTTCTACATCTGTTAGTTAAGCTAGGTCGTTAGCGATTTCAGTTAATTCAGCAACTGAATTTTCATAGATTGCTGAACGTGGATACGCTTCTAGCGTTGCTAGGACGGATTCAACCTTTGCTTCGTCAATTGACCAATCTTCAAGTAGGTCACGACCCTTGACAGAATTTAGAGAATAAACAGTTTGCTGCATCTTACCTGTGCGAGAAATCGCCCAGTAGTTCTTTGTCAGAGGACCTTGTGGTGAGAAGTGTGCAGCGTGTAGTGTCTTATAAAGACGTGGTGTTGCAGTAAGAATCATGCGTGTTGCAGAATCTGCAGTAAGCACAGCCACAGTAAATGCGTGCTTGCTTTCTGGCTTGTGATTCAACTTAAGGCACAATGGGCAACCATTTCCCAAGCAAACGTATGAACGCTTGCCCTCAGTCTTTTGCTGTAGGAAGTGCTGCTTGTAGATTGCAAACGGACCGTCTTGGTCTAAGAACTTAATTACTTGAAATTCCTCATTCAACTTTAAATCAGTTGGGAATTCCTTTGACTTCATAGTCATTTCATCGCCTGCGCCCCAGCCTGCTTGGACTGCAGTTGATGTTGATGCTTCTGGACGAGCATCTACGTCATTTGTGTTTTCGATTGAGAATTCATCCGTTACTGGAACGAAATCATCTGTACTTTGAACTGCCATTTATTTATCTCCTTGAGTTTCTTGGTTTTTAGTTTCTTGTGCGAGGATGTTAGTCCACGCCTCAGCTAGCTCTTTTACGAGCTTCTGGTGTAGAGACCATTCTATACGCTTGACATGTAAAAGTCCAGCCTTGTCAAATAGCTCTACAGCCGTTTCAATCATGGCTCGGCTATAAAGGCGTCTGCCCTTATGGTCTTCCCCATTTTTGTTTTGTGTAGTTGGTAAGCGGTAAGGGCAAGAAGGCAAATAGCCCTCTTCGTTCCATTTTCTGATGGTGATAAATGGACGCCCTAGCGCCGTAGCGAGTGCACCTACCGTAAACATCTCAACCTCCCTGCCGTTAGGCAGGGTCTTAAGATACGGACGAGAATCCCATAGTTCTTTTGTTTGAACTTCGGGAGCCTTGGTCTCACGTCGCTTTCTTTTACTGCCTGGATAAAAAACATCCAAGTCGGCAAAAGAAGATTCAATGAAGTCGTCTGGCATTACTATCCTTTAATAATAAACGCGTATGAAATTTTTGGTGGAAACATTAAGTCAATTTCGTATTCTGTAAGCTGGTCTTTGTAAACCGCAGCCATAACGGCATCTTGGTCAATTTGTCGAACTTGTGGCGCACACTCATCTAACAAATCTTTTTCTGTAAGAATTTGAAAAGCAACCTCTTCGTTTAATGAATTAGAAACTTTTCTTTGCTTTATAAGTTTAGCGTTGCCAAATTCAAAAACAACATGGCCTTTGCTATCTACTTCTCCGTAAGCTTCTGTAGCCTCACTTAAACGTTTTTTTAATTCTGCTTGTCTTTCAGAAAGCATATCTACTTGCTCTTTAAGAGCTAGGTATTGTTGAAGCGTTTGTTCAACTTCTTTAATGTCTGGATTAGACATAGGCACCCCCTAGTGTTAGAGGCAACAATATTGTGCTATTTAATCCTTGTCAAGATAGGTTTGCAAAGCGCCAATAATCACACTAGTAACGGTGACTTCTTCTTCTGCAGCCTTCTTCTGGACAGCTTTCCAAAGGTCATCTGGCACACGGATAGTACGTGTGGGGGTTTTAGGTGCGTTAGGCATTACACAATTTTAGCAGGTTACACCGTTGAAAGAGATAAGAAAGCTCTCAAACTACCCACATTTAGCGGGACTCCGCCTTTATCATCTATGCCTTCTCCGTCAATGATGGCGTTTGCAACTGATGTTTTCTGTAAAAGAGATTCGTATTGGCGTTCTTCAATAGACCCACCAACCAAAATATCTTGAATAACTATTGTCTGCCAGGTGGATGAAGCTCTTTTAATACGCCCGTTACGCTGAGTTGCAGCACCTGAAGACCAAGGTAAATCGTAATTAATAAGAAGGTTGGCGGCGGGCAAATCAACGCCGTATCCACCAGCATCAGAAGATATAAGCACGCGGACTGAAGGTATTGTGTTAAAGGCAATTTTATTCTCCTCTTTAGTCTTAGCGTCTAATTGACCTGAATAAAGTCGACATTGTTCTGGCCCCAAATTTTCAGCAATCATATCTAGCATGTCTACAAAGGTAGCGAAAATAACCACTTTGTTTTCTGGGCTTTGGTCTAAGAAATCATTGACATACTCTAGAAGGGTATCCAACTTAACTGAGTTAACTACGCCATCTAAATGTCCCGCAGCTACAAGTTCTGCAGCGTAAGCGGAGCCTTGTCCATTTTGGTCATTAAACTTCTTAGCACTGGTTCTTATTAAGTCTGGGTGGGAACATAATTGTTTAAGCGCACCAATCTTAGACATAATCTTGCCACGCATTTCATCCTCTTTACCGCCACGAGAGTTGTCGTAACCGTAATGAGCCAAGATATTAAAAGAAGTGCCAAACATACTTTGTGCTTCATCTAAGTCATGGAGTAAATCGCCTTGAATGCGGTCGTACAACTTTGCAGACTTGCGGTCAAAGGTAATGAGGATGGGGTCTTTATGAATTGAGTCTGGCAAAAACGGAGCAACGTCTGCATCTTTTTGGGCTTTACGAACTGATGCTTCTTTCATCTTCTCGTGTAGTACTGGAAGATTGCGGTATCTATCTACACCGCCCCAAGAATTACGAACAATAAAAGCTGAATCAAAGATGTCAAAGCGCCCTAATACCTCTGAGTCAACAAACTGCATGATGCTATAGAGTTCTTCTGGTTTTCCATTTTCAATAGGAGTTCCAGTAAGCGCAAATTTATATGGAGAGTTAGTTAATTTTTTTGTGTACTTTGACCGTTTAGATTTGAAGGATTTAATGGCGGTTGCTTCGTCAAGTACGACGAATCCTCTGGGAAGCTTCTTGACGGAATCCCAGTCGTTAACAACTTGCTCGTAGTTAAGGATGATGTAATCAACCTTTGTAGTGCGCCAGTTGTATGCGTCTTGGTATTGAAGTGCTCGTTTTTTCGGCGTTCCATCAATGACCAAAGCTTTAGAAGTACCACTTGTAAATTTCTCAATCTGATTAGCCCACTGGTATTTAAGTGAGGATAAACAGATTACCAAACCTGGCTCTGTAATTTCGCCCGAATCCATAAGACGTTCTACAGCGGCAATAGTGAGGACTGTTTTGCCTAGACCAAGGTCATAGGCCACCAACATCTTCTGTCTTTCACACATGCGGTTAACAGCCTCAGGTTGGTAAGGCAATAGCGTTCCCGTAAAAGTCATAGTCTTACCCTAGCAGAGCCTTAAT